AAAACATTTGATAATACCACTCCTCCACCTCCTTAATTTTACTATGAATTTTCCGTTCACAGAAAAGTCCGTGGGTAACAATCAGTATATAAGAGAATTTAGTTCTGATGTAGACACTCACGAACTGGAATGGCATATAGATCGTGAAGATAGAACAATTGAAGTTATAGAAAACGTAAATTGGCAAGTTCAATTAGATAATAATTTACCACAATTACTTAAAGAAACAATATTTATACCTAAAGAAACATATCACCGTGTAATAAAAGGTGAGGGCAATTTAAAAGTAAGAATAACAAAACATATATGAAATTAATCGATTTGCTAATTGAAGTTAAAATGTACGAAGGAATGGGTCTACCTGCTGACAGTATTATCCCAATAGATCAATTTGTATGTAAATGTAAACATTGCGTAAATCAATCTCTATATGAAGCTATAAATGACACCGATAACAATTTGAAGATATGTTTGACCGAAGCGAACAAAAAGGAGCCTATTAGTTTTGAGTTGGCTGAATTAATGAAGAATATTGCCCGAGACACTCAAGGAAGATTAAAACTGTTGAGTGTATTAAACGATCCAAAAACACTGAAGTCTTTCTTAGATGACAAAGGATATTTGACTGCAATTTTATATTTGGCTCCTTCTGATTCATCAGGTCATGAAGTGTGTCCAAAGAAAAGTCCAGAATGTAACGCTGGTTGTTTGAATTTTGCTGGTAACCCCGCATATCTAAAAGCAAAATTAGCAGCAAGAACTAGAAAAACTCGTTGGTTGTTTGGTGACAAATTGACATCTGATGAGATGAAAAATATTCCTATAGATCCAAAAATTATAGATAGATTTTATGGCAAAGGTAGACCCGGACCCGAAGGTAAACGTGGTAGAATATTGAATCCAATGCGTCCTGAAGACTTCATTGAAAGATTACAAATTGAAATGGAGTTTTTGAAAAAAGTGGCTAATAAATACAATTTAAAGTTATCGGTTAGATTAAACGGTACGAGCGATCTTGATTTTCATAAAAAATTGGAAAGTTGGAAATCTGCAAATCCAGATGTTAAATTTTATGACTATACAGCCGTGTTTAAATGGGCAATGCAAAGTCTTGAAGATCCTTCAAAACCACATATGACTTTTTCAAGAAAAGAAACTTTACAAAACAATATAGAATGTGAAAAATATTTGAAGGCTGGCGGTAATATTTCTGCAATATTTGATGAATTACCAGAATATTATCGTGGTTATAAAGTAATTGATGCAGATAGAACCGATTTGAGATTTTTAGACGATGTTGATCGACCTATTGATCCGGATACAGGTAAACCCGTAGGTGTAATCGCCGGATTAAAGATGAAGGGATTTAGATTAAAAGACGCATTTACATTGGGTATAATACAAAATAAGGGACCAGAAGATACATTCGTAATAAGAACCAAGGAATTGAGGGAAAGATTTGGAGATAAGTATTTTACACAAAAAATTTATTGGGGTGATCGTGCGCCAACAGAGCCAAACAATATTACTGCTAAACAGATCTATAAAGATAAAATCAAGAGTTATTTAAATAAAATATCAAGTAAATTGAAAGGTACCGCTGATAAAACGGGTGAAAAAATATGATATGTGAATTAACAAATTATAAACTGTCTATTTTTGTTGTTTAGATATTTATAATTAATGAGTGCTAATGTCAAGAAATATTTGTATCTATTGGTTAAAACCCATTCTGTAACTGGAATGAGATATCTTTGTAAGAGAGTTACTACTAGTGATTCCAAAGCTATTTCATATAAAGGTTCCGGAACAAGATGGAATAACCATTTAAAAGTCCACGGAAAACATATAAATACAGAAATAATTGCTAAATATGATTTAGATAGAATTGAAGAATTTAGTAAGTTGTGTATAGATTATAGTAACAAATTTGATATAGTTAAAAGTGGCGATTGGGCAAATTTAATCATTGAAACGGGTAAACCCGGAACTAAAATAGATATTTATTCTGGTGATAAAGGAACTTTTTTTGGAAAGAAACACACCGAAGAAACAAAAGAAAAAATAAGTATTGCAAATCGTGGAGATAATAATGTAATGCGTAGAAATAAGATTGCTTTAGAAAAGATGATTTTGACAAAAAATAAACCGGAAAATAAAGAAAAACAAAGATTGATTGCAATTGAAGTTAATAGTAGACCTGAAGTAAAAGAAAAGATAAGACAATCAAAATTAGGATTAAATAATCCAGCTGCAGATAAAAATATTTATACACTCAAAAATAAATTTAATGGAGATATTATTAATGGTACACGATTTGATTTAATTGAACAAATGAAAAAATTAAATAGTAACAATCCATCTATTAATATATTAACAAATGGAGACATTGGTTATTTCTTAAAAAAAGACAGAGTTGTAAAAAACGTGAAAGGGTGGACTAAGATATGAGTGCTAATCTTGACTCCGATAGGGTAAGATGGCCTGGAAGTGGTAGCAGTGTTACCCAAGACACTGTGCCATTTGGTTATTACTTAAGCGAAAGTTGCAACACAGGATCTGGCGAAACTACATTTGAAAACGATTGTAGTAGCAGCGCTATGTGGGCAGCGAAACGTTTGGGGTATCCAATCATCGATATAGAAATGATCGATGTTAATTTTTACGCTTGTTTTGAAGAATCTGTATTGGAGTATAACCGCGTTGTTAATGAATTTAATATCGTTAATAATATGGTTAATTTACAAGGTTTACCTCAAGCTAAATACAGCAATTTAACAGGACTAGGTGTAAAAAGTACAGGTTTACCTTTTACAATTCAATTGAGTAAGCAATACGGAGCAGAAGCACTTGTTGGTGGCGAAGTTGAAGTTAAACGTAATTATGTAACTATTAGTGGAAGTATCAATCCATCTGCTACCAATCAGGTGTATGACTTAAACATACTAATTGGCCGAGACATTGAACATTTAACTGGTTCTCGTATAGAAGTAAAAAGAGTATTTCATCATCGACCCCCAGCTATTGCACGTATTTATGATCCATTTAGTATGACAGGTATGAGTTACAGCAACGTACTCAGTGAAATGGGATTCAGCGCATATAGTCCAGCTACACAATTCTTGATGACTCCTATATTCGAAGATTTGGAACGTGTACAAGCTATCGAATTCAATGATATGGTTCGTAAAAGTGCTTACAGCTTTGAAATTCTAGGCAACAACAAGTTGAGAATATTTCCAATTCCAACTGATAATTTCAGAGTGTATATAGATTACATCGTTGAAAGTGAACGTGATATTACTAACTTTTATAGCGGATCTCGTTATGAATATATAAGCGATCCAAGTGATATTCCATATGAATACTGTACATACTGTAAGGTAAATCAGCCTGGTAAACAGTGGATTAAAAAATATTTCTTAGCGTTGTGTAAGGAAACATTGGGTCGTATTCTTCAAAAATATAGTACCGTACCAATTCCTGGCGGCGAAGTAACTCTTGATGGTGCTGAACTTCGTTCTGAAGCTAAAGAAGAAAAAGATTCATTGCTTGAAAAACTAAGAGATATGTTGGAAAAGACGCTTCGTGTTAATCAATTGGAAAATAAAGGAAAAGAAAGTGAAGAAATGAATAAGATGTTGTCCCGTGTACCTTTACATATTTATATAGGATAAAACATATGGCAGCACCTGTATCTCCACAGTATCCAAAAACCGATCCAAAATTTAAACAATATTGGACATCAACTCGTAAAGATGTTGGCATTTACAATAACAATTATTCGCCTGGAAGATATTTTTCTCCAAGAGACATAAACTTCTTGGGTAGTGTAAACTCGGAATTAATAGGTGATATAATCGAATGTGTTGTTCAAGTATTTAAGATTGCTGCTTATGAAACCAATACCAATATTTATGGCGAAAGTAGCAGTGATAAAGGTAAAATTTTCTATTCAGGCATTGATTTAAGTTGTCTTGTGCAACGTGAAGACATAACTGCCGATGGATCTCAGGGTTATGGTCCTGATAGAAAACAAGATATCGTTTATAGATTTAGAGAACGTGATTGTATTACCACCAATTATTTTCCAGAAATTGGAGATTTGGTTCTGTATAATGAACGTTATTACGAAATTGATAATGTTGTTCAAGAGCAATTCTTGGGTGGACATCCAGATAAGTCTTGGAGTTTGATTGTTAATACACATTACACAAGACTAAGTAAACTTAACCTCGTAGAAAGACAAACATAATTTATGGCTTGGGGTCCAAATAATAATGTAAATCCGCCGCCAAATCCGATTGAAAACGCATCGGCTCAATCAGATGTTAAAAAGCTTTATAATAGAGCCAACGCAACTCGCCGTGACACTGATAAAGAGAAGAATTTCACAGTCACTTTATTAGACGTTGATACAGCTATTATTAATACTTTAAACAATACACTCAGACTTCAAGTTAATGATAATGGTGAAGTTGTAAAAGTGCCAGTTATATACGGCAATCCAGAAAGATGGTTTGCTATGAAAAAGTTTGGCAATATTAGAGATAACCAAGGCAAAATATTGTTGCCAGCCATAATGATTCGTAGAAAAAGTGTTGAGAATAACAAAGATCTTGCAACATTTAATCGTTATTTAAATTATGAAACTATAATGAATTATAGCGAGAAGAATAAGTATGACCGGTTCGATTTAATGAATAAAGGCGTATTTCCAAGTAAGCCAACCAAACAGATTTATAGTGTGAGTTTGCCAGTTCAAGTAAATATAACATACGAATGCATCATTTGGACCGATTATGTAGATCAAAATAATAAACTATTGGAACAAATAAACTACGCAGCTAAAGACTACTGGGGTGATGCAGAGAGATTTAAATTTAGAGCTAGAATAGATAGTTATAGCATCGAACAAGAAGTTAACGACGGTGAAGATCGTAATATCAAAACATCATTCGATATAAATGTCAACGCTTACTTGCTAAATGATAATTATATAACAAATTTAAACGGGGTAAAAAATACCACTCAAAAGCTATTTACTGTAAGAAAAGTAATGTTGCAAGAAAATGCTGTAGCTAGTGCTGGAGAAATGAGTGCAATTGAACATAATGTTATTAAAAACAGTAGTAATCTAAAAGATAGTCCATTGGATTACACAGATGTAACAGGTCAAGGTACAATGGCACTAAAGCCAAATGAAGTAACCAATTTGGATGGTTATAATAAAATACCATCAAATTATCAAAATACAATTAATACTCCATTTCACCCAGCTCCTAAATCCATCACTGATTATGGAGAAAATGGTTGGTTAGCTTATGATAGTAAATATATTTATGTATATCAATATCCATCGGGGTGGTTAAAAAGAGAAATATCTACATTTGATTATGATTATAGTAGTCAAACTTATATAAGTGGTTATGACTGTAATGGTAATCCCATATACACTACAGCTAATAGAAGACCTATAAATACAGCTTTTAGAATATTTCAAAGATTTCCTGATAAATTCTATCATCAAGTACCTTATCAATCAAGTGACTATGGAGAAGATGGCTGGGTAAGCTACGACGGTAATTATTTTTATATTTATAGTACAGGTCAATGGAGACGAATACCAATTTCTCTATTTAACTAAATATAGTTAATATTTATATTTTTTTAACACTATGTAGACGCTACTTAGTTGTTTTTGTTATATTTATAAGAAATGTCAACATTGAAAAAAGATCCATGCGAAGTTGCTCCATTAAAATTGGATAATGCTTTGTATGACTATAAAAAATTAACAGCGACTTTTAAAGATCCTACTACACCTCTGTTTCTTAAAATAATTGAAGAATTACGTGTTATCATTAATTGTAATGCCAATTTACAAAAAAATACACAGTCCATACAAGAATTTTCCTGTAATCAAAAAACAGATACATGGGTATATAATCATAATTTAAATTCGGAATTTGTATTGTTCATTGTATATGATCAAAATTTTAATCAAATAATACCTGAAAGTGTAACTTTAAACAATAAAAATACAGCCACAATAAAATTTTCATTTCCTGCATGTGGTTATGTTTTTGCTATAGGTAGTAATGTAAGCACAAGCGGTACATCTGGAACAGGTACAAGTGGTACTAGCGGTAGTAGCGGCGAAAAAGGTTCAGCTGGAACAAGTGGTACCAGCACCACAAGTGGTACCAGCGGTATAAGTACATCTTCAGGAACAAGTGGTAGTAACGGTACCAGTGGAACTAGTGGAGAAGGAGGTAGTAGTGGTGAAAGCGGTGGATTTGGTACAAGTGGTACCAGTGGTGAAGACGGAAGCAGTGGGGCACAAGTGGAAAATCAGGTTCTTCAGGTACAAGTGGATCATCTGGTACGAGTGGTAGCAGTGGATCGTCCGGTACAAGTGGTAGCAGCGGATCTAACGGTACCAGTGGTACAAGCGGTACAAGCGGTACAAGCGGTACAAGCGGTACAAGTGGAAGTAGTGGAACAAGTGGAAGTAGCGGAACTAGTGGAACTAGTGGAACAAGTGGCACAAGTGGAACCAATGGAACAAGTGGAAGTAGCGGATCAAGTGGATCAAGTGGAACAAGTGGAAGTAGTGGATCAAGTGGAACAAGCGGCACTAGTGGTAGCAACGGAACAAGTGGTACTAGCGGTACAAGTGGTTTAAGTGGCAGCAGTGGAAGTAATGGTACAAATGGTACAAGTGGAACAAATGGAACAAGCGGAACAAGCGGAACCAGTGGTACAAGCGGCAGTAGTGGTTCCAGTGGTTCAAGTGGAAGCAGCGGTAGTAGTGGTAGCAACGGAACAAGTGGATCCAGTGGGACAAGTGGTACAAGTGGGACAAGTGGATCCAGTGGAACAAGTGGATCCAGTGGTACAAGTGGTAGTAGTGGTTTAAGCGGAAGTAGCGGCACAAGTGGTACTAGCGGTACAAGTGGTTTAAGTGGCAGCAGTGGAAGTAACGGTACTAATGGTACCAACGGTACAAGTGGAACAAGTGGTACCAGCGGAACAAGTGGAACAAGTGGATCAAGTGGTACCAGCGGTAGTAGTGGTTCAAACGGGACAAGTGGTAGTAATGGAACAAGTGGCACTAGTGGGTCAAACGGCACTAGTGGAACAAGTGGCACTAGTGGAACAAGTGGCACTAGTGGTACAAGTGGTACAAGTGGTACTAGTGGATCAAGCGGAAGTAGTGGAAGTAGTGGAAGTAGTGGAAGTAGTGGAACAAGCGGTACTAATGGAACAAACGGAACAAGTGGTACGAGTGGTACAAGTGGTACTAGCGGTACAAGTGGTACAAGTGGATCAAGCGGACTAAGCGGGTCTAGTGGTAGTAGTGGAAGCAGTGGTACAAGTGGAAGTAACGGTACCAGTGGTACAAATGGTACTAGCGGAACCAGTGGTACAAATGGTACAAGTGGAACTAGTGGTACGAGTGGAACTAGTGGTACAAGTGGTACAAGTGGTAGTAACGGCACCAGTGGCAGTAGTGGATCAAGCGGATCTAGTGGAAGTAATGGAACAAACGGTACAAGTGGCACCAGCGGAACCAGTGGTACAAGTGGTACTAATGGCACAAGTGGTAGTAGTGGTACCAGTGGAAGTAGTGGTAGTAGCGGCACTAGTGGCAGTAATGGTACAAGCGGTTCAAATGGTACAAGTGGTTCAAATGGTACAAGTGGTTCAAACGGTACGAGTGGTACGAGTGGTACAAGTGGTACGAGTGGTACAAGTGGGACTAGTGGTACAAGCGGGACCAGTGGTACGAACGGTACAAGTGGCAGTAGTGGTTTAAGTGGAAGTAGCGGTTCTTCCGGTAGTAATGGAACTAACGGAACCAGCGGAACCAGTGGTACAAGTGGTACTAATGGTACAAGTGGTAGTAGTGGAACTAGTGGAACTAACGGTACTAGCGGCACAAGTGGTACTAACGGCACAAGTGGTTCAAGTGGTTCAAGTGGAACAAACGGAACGAGTGGAACAAACGGAACTAGTGGAACTAGTGGAACTAACGGTACTAGCGGTACAAGTGGTACTAGCGGTACAAGTGGTACAAGTGGTACAAGTGGTACTAGCGGATCAAATGGTACAAGTGGTTCAAGTGGATCAAATGGTACAAGCGGAAGTAGTGGTTCAAGTGGTACAAGTGGTACAAGTGGAACTAACGGTACTAGCGGCTCAAACGGAACCAGTGGATCAAGTGGTAGTAGTGGTTTAAGCGGAAGTAGCGGCACAAGTGGAACGAGTGGTACAAGTGGTAGTAATGGCACAAGCGGCTCAAATGGAACCAGTGGTACAAGCGGTACAAGTGGATCAAATGGAACTAGTGGCACAAGTGGTACAAGCGGCACAAGTGGATCAAATGGTACAAGCGGAAGTAGTGGTTCAAGTGGTTCAAGTGGTACAAGTGGAACTAACGGTACAAGCGGCTCAAACGGAACCAGTGGATCAAGTGGTAGTAGTGGTTTAAGCGGAAGTAGCGGCACAAGTGGAACGAGTGGTACAAGTG